GGTGTTTGGCAAAGAACCGATCAATCCAATATTTATTTCCTTCTCTAAGTTCCATCTCTTCCAAATGTTCCGTTTCATTTAAAGCCTGATAGAAGTGTTCTTTCATTAGATATGTATGTTCCTCTCCTCGTAATCCAAGTGATTCACGGAAGTGAAGTACACTTATGAATGAGAAGTATGGTGCTCTTGCAATTACTTCAAGCACCCAGAACCTCTGAAAGTCTCTACCTCTGTAGAGAAAATCTAATATGTAAATTGTGGTGTCTAACACCCAAGTGTTAAATTTTTTCATTCGACGTGAATAACTCCTTTCATTCCTGCACCTGCATGAGGATCACATTGAAACTCATACTCTCCAGACTCTGGGAAAGTAACCTCGAAACTTTCCCCACCCATAAAAGCCAGGTCTGAATGTGATAATTCGGGATGATCTTTGACAATCATATTATGAGGTGGGAGTTCACCATTCACAAATGTAATTGTATCACCTGCTTTGATAGTGATTTCACTTGGTTCAAAGATTAAATTACCTCCAGAACCCATTGTAATTTCAGCGGCATACGCTTTACCACCTAAAAAGACACAAGATATAACAAGTAGTGCTACTACCATACATCTATTTGCCCAGTGAATAAATTCTTTCATATCTTTTTTATACCTATAAGTATTTATACTTAATAGAGTTCTTCTTCCTTTCCTAATTCAATTGTTACATCAGAAGTAGGATAAGCAACACAAGTTAAAACAAAACCTGCTTCAAGTTGTTCATCATCTAAGAATGATTGATCTTCTTGATTAACAGTTCCCTCTTTAATTTTTGCAGCACATGTTGAACATGCACCTGCTTTACAAGAATAGGGAGCTTCAATTCCTTCTTCTTCCATTTTGTCAAGAAGGTATTCATCCTCTTCACATTCAAACGTGGTGCTATTTCCTTCTGTATCAATAGCAGTGACATTATATGCCATAGTCATTCCTCCTTTTTAATTGAATCCAAAGAAAAAGGATGTTCGTGTAGATACGGAACATCCTCTCTGGCATTTCTTACGGCTTCAAATGCGTCATTCGCATATTCACCTATTTCGTGATATTCGTTTTGTTGGTCGTGCCAACTAAGTGTGTAATGGGACATGATAGTTTCAACTCCAGTACATATTATATATTATAACATGTAAGTATTTTTACGCAATCATGTGTCGATTTACACACTAACAATTATCGTTTAAATCCTCCGCCATTTGACCACCAATTTCAGCACCTTGATTACCACCAAACATTGTTACCCAGCCAGCAGCAACCCAACCAACATAGGGAATATTAGCGAGAGAAGGAGCAGCACTAGCACCAATACTGGAACCCACGAGTCTTCCTGTTCCTTCTGCACCTCCGATTGCTTTGATACAAGCTTCGGACTTTCCGTTTGCGATGGTTGTTGATGAACTATTGGGTTTTGTGTGAACTGCACCGTCCATCGTGTACTCCTCAACGATTGCAGTTTTGTTGTTACCCAATCCCAGAAAGCCAGCTTTTTCGTTTGTAACCCGTTCCACATGAAGTACTTTAGGATCGTTTGCTTTATATTCTATGTAATATCCATTATGACTTACATCTGCTTTATATGATGTATATGGACCTACTGGTAAATTAATACTTGGTAGTTGACTCTCACGATTCATAAGACTTCCAATCATACCAACGTGAGATAGACCAATTACTCCACCGAGTCCAATAACAAATAGTCTACCCCATTTCACTTCCTTTTTTTCCATTATCCTTTCTTAGGTTGTTCGGGAGTTATTTTTACTGGTGCTTGCTCGATACGAATAGTCTGTGCAGGTGCAGTTTGTGATGCTGCTGCAATTAACTTCTCCATATCACTCTTACTTACACCACCATTAGCACCACCACCTTGTGCTCCTCTCTTTGAAGTTGTGACACCAAATGTAGCGAGAACTCCTGTAAAGACCGAAGCTATGAAAGTTGGATCTAGGTCTTGTTTTGGAATTTTAAGAGCAGAGGGTAACTCTACATATGCTAATGTCAATATTGCACCACTCCAAACTAAAATACCCAAGCGCACAAATGTTGAAAGAATCATCATCTGCTCTTCTTTGTCTTCAGATGCTTCTTTCAACTTGCTAAAAAGACCCTTTTTCTTAGGTTCTTCTTTTAGTTCCTCTTTTTCTTTTTTATCGTCTGCCATTAGATTAATGCATGTAATCTATATAGCGAACTTAAACCTTAAAATTAAAAAGGTGATAAAGGTTTTGTTGCAGGTGACTGTGCTGCAGGTGCATCAGGTGCTGCCATAGGATTAGTAAAATCTGGTATGTCTAGTGCACCACCAAGTGCTCCACCACCAAGATCTGTAAGACCACCAGGTAGAACTGATTCCATTACTTTGCTTTTGATGTTGTCGATAATCGCATCCTTACGTATGAATACGTAACCAGCAGTACCAACAACGGTGAGAGAGACAACACCACTTGCAATAGCAATTCCATTTACAATTTTTTGTAACATGACTATTTAACTAATAAACTATATATCATACTCGCTCCCTTTCCCAATATAGGCAAGAGAGATAATTTCTTCGTCTAGATCTTTGTTATTTGCACTAATCCACTCATCAAATTCTTGACGAATTGAATCACCGTTCACAACCTCTTCAAAATCACCACGAGAACAAAGTTCACACATTCGGTTGATTGACCAGTAATATGTGTCATTCACTGTTTTTTTCAAAGTTACCATAATCTTTACGCATATAACGTCCGAGTATGTTGCTATTATAGTACATTGGTGTCCCGTCGTCAAGCGCTTCCATTAACACATTATGGAGGAACAATTGTTTTGTCTCTTCGTAATTTACTTTTCCAAGAGTTGTGTGGAGTGAGAGGATTTCTCTCTTGAAATTATCTCTTCCATTCTCTTTAATGTCTCGTTTAAGTTCGTCAGAGCTTCCGTAATACTTCTTCCAGTCGGACTCACTTGTGACCCTTCTCTTTCCTCCTTTTGGTTTTCTCTTCTGCACGAAGTACTTTCTGCCGATGTAGGATTTCTGCGTGGTGGTATTGGTGATGCGATAGACGAACCCATAGTAATCCCCAATATCATCAGAGGTAAAAGGAGTACCTTCATAAATCCAAGGGTTTTCATAATCAACTTCCATCCTATAAAGATCATTTCTTTATATAGACAGATTTTTATAACTTAAATCCTGAGAACGTATCTTTCTTTACGTCTTGTTTGATACCACCGACAATGTAGGACTCTACCTCTGTCTCCTGTGGTGCAACTTGTAATCCTTTAGAACTAATCCAATGCTCTGTCCAAGGTAATGGATTATTCTTTGCAGGAATATCATAAATTTGTTTTAATCCAATCGCACGTATTCTACGATTTGCTACCCACTCAACATACTGCTGTAGTAGTTTATCATTTAATCCAATCATCGAACCATCTTTGAAAAGATATTCTGCCCATCTCTTTTCTTCATCAACAGTATTCTTAAATGCTTTAATTAACCATTGCTCTTCTTCTTTTACAATCTCAACCATTTCTGGGTCATCACCCTTTCTCCAATTGTTTAGAATGTTTTGGGTGATTGCAAGGTGTTGGTTTTCATCTCTTGCAATGAGGGATATAATTTTTGCACTTCCCTCCATAAGTTTGAGTTCACCGAAAGCGAAACTGCAAGCAAAAGACACATAAAAACGAATACCCTCAAGGATGTTAACATTGGCAACTGCACGATAAAGTTTTCTTTTTAATTCTTTTCTTTCAAGTTGAGCAGAGGTATGATCTCTCCAACCATCTTTCCACCAGTTACCTGTATCATACTGATGTGCTGTATTTACAAAAGAATCATATGAACCAGTTACATTTGCAGCACGTTCTAAAATTCTTTCATCTTCAAGTATAGTATCAAACACCTGACTTGGATCTGAATACACATTCTTCATAATGTATGTGTATGAACGAGAGTGAATCATCTCCATCAACTGCCACACATTCATACATGCCTCTAACTCAGGTAGAGAACAGTATGGTGCAAATGCCATACCAGGTGCACGACCCTGTACAGAGTCAAGCATTACTTGATACTTCAAGTTTGATGTAAAGATGTGCTTCTGTTCTGGTCTTAATGATTGATAGTCACCACGATCCTTCTGTAAGGACACCTCTTCTGGTCTCCAAAAGTATCCTAACTGAGACTTAGTTAAGTTCTCAAAAGCAGGATACTTATAAGAATCATATCGTTGAACACCTAAAGGTGCACCAAAAAACATTGGTTGCTTTTTAGTATCAACCTGTTGTGTGTTGAATACAGTCATAGAATCAACCACTTTTTTCTCCGTAGAATCTTTCTTAAATTGCACAGCTTTCACAAGTCTCCTCTTGATCTGTTGAACACATAATGTCCTCGATTAAATTATCTAATTGTACACCTGGTGTTTCAGCATCACTCTCAACCTCATCTGTTTTAACATCATAAGTGTTCTGATAGTAAGATGTTTTCCAACCGTACTTATATGTAGTTAAAAGATCTTGTGCCATTACACTTGTTGGAACTTCAGAACCTTCAAAATGTTGTGGATTATAAGACCAGTTCCCAGAGATTGCTTGGTCAAAGAATTTTTGCATTATTGCAACAATATTAATGTATCCATTATTATTCTTCATATCCCAAAGAAGGGTATAAGAATTCTTCAAAGACCCATACTGCGGAACAATCTGCTTAAGAGGTCCTTTCTTTGATTTTTTAATGGACAAGTATCCTCTAGGAGGTTCGATTCCATTTGTGGCATTTGACACAACGGAACTGCTCTCCGAAGGCATCTGTGCGGACAATGTTGAGTTCCTGACTCCATGTTCCAAGACAAGTTCTCTAAGAGATTCCCAATCATGTTTTAATTTATTAGGAATAATTTCATCTATATCTTTTTTATAAGTATCAATCGGTAATATACCCTGTGCATATTTAGTACGATCAGAATATTCACAAGCACCTTTTTCTTTTGCAAGGTTTACTGTGGACTTAATTAGATAATATTGGAATGATTCTGTTAAGTCATGTACTATTTGCCATGCTTTTGGATCATCATATTTTACACCTTGCTTGGCAAGATAGTGTGCAAGTCCAATGTATCCAACACCAAGTGAACGTCTTGCTCGTGTAGCGATCTCTGCTGCTTTGACGGGATAACCTTGAAAATCAATGAGTTCATCAAGACTCCTAACACTAAGATCACAAAGAGTTTCAAGATCTTGAACATCCCTAATTTTTCCAATGTTAATAGCGCTAAGAATGCATAAAGCAATTTCACCATGTTCGTCATCAATATGTTGTACGGGTTTTGTTGGTAGTGTAATCTCTTGGCACAAGTTACTCATCTCAACCTTATCAGTAAATGATGAGTGAGAATTGCAGTGGTCGATATTCATTATATAAATTCTACCTGTTTCTGCTCTTTCTTTCAAAAGGTCAAGTATAAGTTCCTGTGCATCTACCTGTGTCTTAGGAATAGAATCATCATTCTCATACTTTACGTATAACTCATCAAAAGACTCTGTACCAAAACTATCGTAAAGCCCTGCCACATCATGAGGAGAAAAAAGAGTAATCTTTTCATTGTCAATAAACCTTTGATAAAATAATGCACTTAATTGAATTGAGTAATCTAACTTCCTTACTCTGTTATCTTCTGTTCCTTTGTTATTCTTTAATACAAGTATATCTCTTATTTCTTGGTGCCAGATTGGGAAGTGGACAGTTGCTGATCCACCACGGATGCCATTTTGAGTGCAACATCTGACAGTACTTTCAAACTTTTTGAGGAACGGGACAACGCCTGTGTGTTGAACTTCACCACCCCTGATTTTAGCGTTGATCCCACGGATTCTACCTGCGTTGATACCAATCCCAGCCCTTTGTGCGACATAACGACCAATGGCCATATCACTACTAAAAATACTATCCAAGGTGTCGTCAATATCAACCAGAACGCAAGACGCAAACTGCCGAAGGGGTGTGCGGACTCCGCCCATGATTGGTGTTGGGATGTTGATTTTGTGTCTGGAAATTGCATCGTAATACTTTTTAACGTAATCTAATCTTATGTCTTTTGGATACTTGGAGAAAATAGATGCTGCAATCATCATGTACATAAACTGTGGTGTTTCGTGTACTGAACCTGTGCTTCTATCTTGTACAAGATATTTATCAACCACTTGTCGAAGACCTGCATAAGTAAACAGATAATCCCTATCGTGGTCAATGAATGACTCTAACTTAGAGTATTCTTCTTCATCATATAAATCAATCAACTCAGGGTCATATACACCCCTCTCAACAGATTCTATAACATGCTCACGCACCTTTGGTACATCATAGATGCGTCCAAAGATTTGTTTGCGAACTGAAAACAATAATAATCTTGCAGCAACAAATTGATAATTAGGATGATCCAAATCAATTAGGTCACTCGCAGAACGAATTAATATTTCCTGTATCTCACCAGTAGATATACCATCATAGAATTGTATACCTGATTGTATCTCAACCTGACTTGCAGATACTCCTGCAAGACCATTACATGCTTCTTCTACCATTACATGCATTTTTTCTAGGTCGAGTGGTTGTATTGAACCATCTCTTTTTACAACTTTAGTTCCGTTGCTCATACCTTCTTCCAAGTGTTAAATTTTACTTTTGCTTTTAATCCCGAATATGTATTCGATTCTAGTATAGACATAATATCATATCCTGCAAGTGCCATATCATTTATATCCTTTTCAACTATTTCAGTTGGCCAGATAATGACTTGCT